TCCATTCCTCCTCTCCAAGCTTGTCTGAAAATACACCCATTCATAGTGGAATTTATAGCTGAATCAGCATATCCTCCACTTGTAAGGGCTAAGCCTCCATTGAGGCCTGTACTATCAAATAACAAAGTGTGCTCGGTTTTAAGAGAGATACTATTTACATAGTAACCCATCTCTCCTATCATATCAGAATAAGGCACTAAACGATAACTAAAACCACCCCGAACGCCCATATAGGCGTACCGCAAATAATCAAATAAACAATTAGCTTTAAATGTTGGTTCCAACGAAGTTGAACTACCGGGGTACATAGCAGTCATTGGATATAAATTGTGATCAAAGAACATTTTCTTTCCTTCAATCACAGATGATGAATCTCCTATAAGAGCTACCGAATGATATCTCTTGAGAAGGGCTCTAAAGCTTTCTAATTTCTCACCCATATTTTCTAAGTGAGCTCCGTCATGAGTAGTAGTTTTGCGGTTAATATATTCATCAGCAACTGCTAAAGCAGTGCTGCTACTCTCAGCGGTGTACCTGCGCGACGTATTGCGCACTAACTTTGCAGTAGGTACATCTACCTCTAAGTCGTCACATGATATATATACATTTACGTGAACGACAGAATCATCAGTTGGCTGAACTAGTTCATTTAGTGGACGAACCGATATAAAACCCAAACAGTCATGTTGCTCAAGTGTTGTTGAAACAGCACTATTAGCAGTAGAAACTGGAGGGACCAACGGTGTCGTTAGATCTTGAGAACAAACAGTAAGAAAATTTCTGTCTGTCGTCCATCCAACTTTGATTCTAACATCTTGTGTTTCTTGGAGGTCTACAATAACACAATTTTGTTGATTGAGGAGTAAATCATTAGTACTAATAAGCCCAAATTGATAAACATTAGGCTCGTACATAAAAACTATTTTTCCTCTATGGTACATTGATGATACAAACTCGAAGCGATAAGTGATAGTTCCACGCCAATATTTAAAAGGCGCGACAGCAAATCCTAAAGCAGTTGGTTGAATAATGTTTTCATTCCCAGAAACGGGAACAGCAACATCGAAAGTAAATGGCGTAACAAATGCTCTAAAAAGATTTGTATCTGCTGCAACATCATCTTTATCCCATGTGAAAGTAGTTAAATAACTCTCACGAGAAGCTAGATGTTTGATTGCCATGCAATCATCTTCACCATTACCACCTAAAGTCTGATCTATGGACAACTCTTGTTTTGGATCGCAACTGATTTTATAAGGTGTATCAGCAACGGACAAGACGGCACTATTTGACCATTCTATATCTTTTACATATCTGGCCTTTTCTAATATTAAGGGTTTAGAAAATCCAAATAAATGCGCCAACTTACCAACAGTAGACGCTACACTAGCCGTAGCTGTAGCAAACTGACCAATAAGAGGCACATCTTTTAATGCTGTGCCAGCATTAGTAACCGCCGTAGCTATTTTAGAAATTGGGCCAGGTTCAGTATACTCCCCCGCATGATCTATCGTATCTTTAATACGATGCATCATTGATTTGCGAGGGCGTTCTTCTTCAGACTCAGATTCTGAGCTTTCGGAGGAGTAATCCCTTTTGTTTCTTCGACGCGGACGACGACCTCTATTACCATTACGAGATCGTCTACCTTCTGCTACGATATCTAAATTAGTACCAGTAGCAACACCTAATTCCACGTCTGTCATCCAAGCCTGAACGTTAACCGAAACATCAGATGTAAAATCTTCATTAGCTGCAATTATTGGGCGAATAGTCATCATTTTTAAACTACCCGCTGCCTCAAAATCTTCATATGGAGTTGATGAGGTAATTACAGTACTTGCTGTATTAAACAATCTGAAACATTTCTTAGGAAATGTAAACGGTATTTCAAGATTTAAAGGTTTATTTTCCTTCACATCCATCACAGTAACGCCTGGAGCTTGTGATATATAACCACAATATAAATCTTCAACTCTCCCATTATAAGCATACGTCAATATATCATTTTCGTACGCTACTAAGGTAGCGTTGGCATCGTGAAGAGGTTGATAAGAAACCATAACTTTTCCGTAATGAAACGGAGTACCAGAAATTGCTATTCTTAAATGGATATTTCCTTTGAAATAACCGTAATTGCTTAATTTAGCTCTCACAGCTTGATCATTGGACCATTCCTCCCACGGGTTAAACGAGACAATATAAGTTGTCGTCGCATCAGCAGCCCATAGCGCGTCAAAAATTTTTACAGGACGCTTAAAGAAGTTTGTAAGTTCTGCTATACTGCTGAGACCTGAAATATTATTTTCATCAGGCTCCTTGCCTACATTTTGAGTTTGCGGATCAGGGGCAAGTTCTTGAACTACTTCATGTTTTTCTTCGGATGCTTTCTCTTCTAATTTCATAGTTCCAGAATTAGATTCTGCAACAATCTTTAACTTTTGAACGCCTCCAAGTCGACCAGAGCGATCTTCCATTCGAGACTCACGCGAAGTTAGTCTGTCATCTGAAATCACTCTATTTCGAGCGGCAACACGTTGTGCATCTAATTGTTTCTTTGCCAATTTATAAAATTTGGCAGTCTTAACATCAGTAGCTAAATTTTTCCTAGATTTTAATTCAGCCCAGGATAAATTCTTAATGTAATCCGGTATTGGTCTTGTATTCGCCAGAGTCGCGAAACCAATCTCATCACTACTAAAATTTCTATCCGAATAATTTTTATCGAAAGACATATTGTAATAGTGTTGTTCAATCTCTTGTCGTGTTAAATTAGGTTGTTCTTCCATATTATTTACAATAATAAGCACATTATGCTAAATATATTACACAGTTTAAAGAGATTCTAGCTCTATACTATATTACAAGGACCGTTAACAGCCACCAGAGTATGATATGCACGTTTGTATCTACACATATTACAATTCCAACGGATGGCACTCAGGATCATCAGACACCTCTTTAATAAAAGTATCTAAGTCCATAAAATCAGTAGGATAACAAGACATCCTAATCTGCTGAAAGGTTGGGTAAATCTTTAGCAGATCTTTTTCAAGGACATCATATTCCTTACTTACAAGATTGACGAAAAGCAATCTCCTCATCTCATATTCTTTTTCAGTTAAATGAAAGAATAGCTCACGCAGAGCAGAAACTGTAGAATCAACAACTTGTTCTATCTCCGAAACATTCTTTGAAGGAATGCGGTAACAAAAAGCTTTCATAACAGAATCTAAAGCCAGAGGAGCAACAAAATGTTGCAAATCGTCACGCCACTTGAATGTTCTCTTCAAAAATGAAATTTCATTCAGTGACAAATACGGAGTCAACTGATCTCCCTTATTAGCAGGAGTACAAGTCATTCCATATTTTTCCTCCACGAAAGCGGCAAAAGTAAGATTATTGAATTTGTCAATAACTTCATCTTTAACACCAGCCACTTCGTCATCTCCATAGATGTATGGCAATACATAATTCCAAAAGTCCTCAGGAGAATACTGAGTTGTGACATTATGGGAATCTTTCTTACCATAGGGAGTCATCATCGCTATCCAACTATACACTAGGAGAACTAATCCTCTCAAAGTGTTGTTTTCAGCGGTTCCATACTTGCCTGAAGGCTCATAGCCGGGAACTCTAAAGAGAGCTCCATTCAACACCACAGTTGGCATTAAATCATCAGACAAAATACCGAGCAAAATGCGTAAAGCTTTTTCATTATAGCCTAAACTCTTACACACATTGTACTCGATAGTATTCGCTGCTGCCCCAATATCAGGGGGCATAGAGGTATCATAACCTCCAAAATCGGTTTCCATAAACTTACTAGCAAAACCGTCTAGTTCAGTTACCATGTTATCCACATCAAGTGAATGCATGTTAATACCAATAGCAGCAGAGAAT